TTTGTATTGAAATTTATTAATTGATTGTTAAATATTCTTATTGAAGTTTATAAGGACATTTAATAAGAATAAACTAACAGATTATTTACTTAACTAGAGCATAAAACTGAGTTTTAAAGCTAGTGTTACTATAGTCGATTTCAACCTTTGTAATCTTCTGGCCTTGCTTGGAGAGAGTGGCTTGACCGTAGGAGATAACGACGTAGCTTGCGGTACTGGATGAACTGATGTTTCTGTCGCTGATTGTGGTACCGTAGCCTCCAGTTTCGTAGATGTTGGATAGGTAGTCGAGTTCACCAGTGAATCTAAGTCTTGAGAGGTCTTGACCAGTATTGGTTGAGCTACTATAGAAGTATTGCAAACCGAAGGAGGTGACTGATCCGTCGTCGAATGTGACATTGAACTGTGCGAGTTGTTTACTTGTTGTTCCATAAGCACTGCTGAGTTGAGCGGTTTGCACTGCTGGCTCGTATTCTGGGACTTGTGGCAAGAGGACAAGTTCGTCAAATGAGCCATCAATGGTCCAGTAGTACTTATCGTTTGCGATAAGGCTTCCTTGAGGTCTTCCACCATTTGTATTTGGTCCGATGTTAAGTATGGAATATTGGTTTGTGATTGTGGGAAGTGCTGTGAGACTTTCGACTTGAGGTGTGTGGAAAGTGACATCATATTCGATCCAGACTGAGATTGGGTGTGGCTCATCGGTGGTTTGGACGGCATATCTGAGATCAAAGAGGTAACTGTCTTCGATACCTGAGCACATTCTTCTTGTTGGGGTTTGAGACCATGCAGTTGCTGGGATTGGGAAGCTTGAGTTTTCACAGAGTCGACTTTTTCCTGAGCTTTGTTGGGCGAAAATGGAACTAATTGAGAACGGTGAGTTCTTGTTGTTCTTGTTAACATTGTAGGACATGAAGATTGAACCGCCTGCGAATTGTGAATACCCTGATATCCAGTGGATTCTAACTGAGTGCATTCGGTACGATTCGAAAACTTCAGATAACTTTTTGAACCAGAGTGGATAATTTCCATCTTGGAATATATATCGGCCAACTCCGGTGTTATTAATTTCGAACCAAAGCTCTTTACGATGTATTCGGCACGATCCTGGTTGCGTTTGGAAGTTTCTGACAAGGCGTGGATTTCTTCTTGTGCTTCGTCTAGAACTGATTTGATTATTTTGATTATTCTTCTTTTGCGTTTGATTGGATTGCATTTTAAATTGTATCTATACTTATAAATTCTTTTAACAATATCACCAATTAGTCCGGAAGATGGCGCTCCTAATTGGTATGTGTACCTGGACTTATCTATCAAATAGTGTTCTAATGATTCACACATAGCCTTCTTGTACTGTACATCATAACTCTCTTCTATACCATTTATGATCTTAGTGATATCAATATCAAATTTAATACCTAACTTTTCGAAATATGCGACTGCTTGTAGTTTTCCAAAAATAGTGTTGGCGAGTGATTCATTATTTCTACCAACAACATTCAACATCTTGTTGAGTAATCTTTCAGTGTTAACGTAGTATCCCTCTTGTGAAAAGAAAGTCTGACAAAATGGTATTTCGTAATCTTCCTTAAGGTCAATATATTCTGGAGAATCATCGATTTCGTATCCGTAAGTTTCTAAATGTTCTTTGATGTCAAAGAAGGTTTGGTGGTCATTCATGAATAACAAGGTATCATCACCATCACAAAATACACCAATTC